CCGGGGGACTTCGGTCCCCCTGTTTAAATCAGGAGATTAATTATGAGTTCTCAAAACGGCGTTATCTCTTCGGTCACTAGGTTTGGTAAATACGAACCGTTTGATTTGCAAGTTGCTCGTAATCAAGTTAACGGTCATTCGACTGTAAGCATATTTGGTTATCAATCATCCATTACAACAACGTCAATCCCAGTTTGGGAAAATGCAACAACATACGCATATCCTGCTTCTGCTGCAACAATGACGTTAGCAAGTTCGTCTTCATCTGATAACGGAGCAACAGTATTAATTACTGGCTTGGATGCTAACTTTAACCCAATATCAGAGGTTGTTACTATTGCTACAGGCGGTACATCAACGGCAAATAGTTTTCTTCGTATCAATGGCATGGTGTTAACAGCACCCGCATCAGGTCAAGTAACTAATGTTGGCACGATCACGCTAAAAATTAGCACGACTATTTACGGACAAATAAATATTGGCGCAGGTAAGTCTCAAGCGGCTATATATAGCGTACCAGCAAACTGTACGTTTTATTTAGATTGGGTCGAAGCAAACACTTCTAATAGCTACACTAGCGGAAACTACTTAACCTATCGTGTGGTAACAAACAACAACACGAATGGCGTACAGTTAAGTGTTTTACAGCAGCCTTTCACTTCGATTTACACTGCAAGTCGAGTAGCAGATCCATTTGCATACCCACAAAAAACGGATATTCAGTGGCAACTACAAACCAGTGCAAGCACTTATGCTGGTGGTATTATTGTGACGGGTAAGTTAATCCAAAATGCTAACATTACGTCGCCCTAATCATGGCTAAGAAAACCCCCTCTCTCGCTGTTGGTCGTGGTGAAAAGCTGCCAGTATCAAAGGGAGCGGGGCTTACCGCTAAAGGTCGTGCAAAGTACAACGCTGCGACTGGATCGCATTTAAAAGCCCCGCAACCAGAAGGTGGACCACGCAAGAAATCTTTTTGCGCTCGCATGTCTGGAATGCCGGGACCGATGAAAGATGAAAAAGGTCGCCCTACTCGCAAGGCGGCAAGCCTGAAAAGGTGGAACTGCAAATGAAAGATTATGTAGCTGATCTTGGCGATGGTATCAAGCACTTGCTTGACGCACTATCAGTATTAACCGTTATCGGGACATTGATGAGTATGCTTCCCTCTATCGCCGCTTTATTTACGATTATCTGGACAGGTATCCGTATCTATGAAACGGAAACCGTTCAAAACCTGCTGGGTAAAAAAGATGCCGAGCAGTAGCGCAAAACAACACCGCCTCATGGAGGCTGTTGCCCATAACCCTGCTTTTGCCAAAAAGGTAGGTATACCTCGCTCTGTTGGCGAGGATTTTTCCAAAGCCGACAAAGGCAAAACGTTTAAACGAGGTGGTGAAATGAAAGAAAAGGCAAAAGAGTTACGCCAAGCAAAAGAACTTGATAAGCTGGCTCGTGAAGAGCGAGCAGAAGCCCGTGGCATGAAGCGTGGCGGTGGAGTTAAAAAAATGGCTTCTGGTGGTAAGGTTGAAAAAACCGGGGAGACCATGGGTCCACGCACCATGAGCAAGGATGTTGAAAAAAGCTCAAACACCAAATTAAAGTTTGGCGAACACGGCATTCAGAAACGTGGTCATACCCGGGACATCGAAGAAAAGATGCCGGGCGGCAGCACGACTGGGATGAAACGTGGTGGCAAAATCAAAAAGATGGCTACCGGTGGCTCCGTGAAATTCCCCCTTGGTGAAAAAATGGAATCCTTGAAAAAAGGCAACCGTCCACACGGCGAGCATGCTATTCAAGAGCGCGGTTATACCCGTGCAATGATGCCCAAGATGAAAGGTCGGGTGATCTAAATGCCAACCAAAGCAGAAATCGTAGCCCAAAGGATTAATCCAACTGGGAAGACCGGGACAGAAATGACCCGTGAACTCATAGATGCCCGTAACAAGCAAGCTGTTCAGAAACAGATGCAGCAGGAAGCAGCCAGAGAGGCTGCTCAGAAAGAAGCAGAACGTCAAGCTGCTCCTAAGCCAGAAGACGAAACAATCCCATCCAACATGAAAAAGGGCGGAAAAGTTAAGAAGATGGCAAAAGGCGGTAGCGCATCAAGCCGTGCGGATGGTATTGCACAACGTGGTCACACTAAAGGCAAATATTGCTAAGGAGTATTGAAATGAAAATGGTAAAAGAGCGCATGGAGCCAGAATCAGGTCCTGACATGGTTCACCACGACGACTTCATTAAGCAACACGAAGCAGGTGATTATAAACATCATAGCCATCATTATGGCAAACACAAAGAAAGCCACAAGATTCATCATGATCATGTTAAGGCTTTCTGCAAAGGCGGGAAGATGTAATCATGTTGGCTTCTAGAGGTATGGGTGACATCAACCCTTCCAAGATGCCAAAAGGTAAAACGATTGTTCGAAAGGACAATCCGAATGACGTTGAAGTTTACAAACGTGGTGGTCAGGTCTGGGACAAACCCAGACCAAAAGAACTGGGTAAGCCTAAAAAACTCAGCCCGGAAAAGAAGTCCAAAGCGAAAGAGATGGCAAAGGCTGCTGGTCGTCCCTATCCTAATTTAGTTGACAACATGCGGGCAGCGAGGAAATCCAAATGAGTATCGTTCTAAAACTTGAAGAAAAAATCGTTCACGACATTATCCATGTCCTGAAGCGCCTCCCTTTCCATCCCCACTTCTTAATTGAACTGGAGGCTCAGTTTGAAGCTCAGCGCACTCCCGATCCAGTTGCAGCACCTGCTGTCGCTGCTCCTGTTGCTCCTGTTGTTGCCGACCCTGCTCCTGTTGCCGTTGCTCCGGTGGATACTGCTCCAGCCGTTTCAGCGCCCGTTGCTGACGTTGCTCTTGCTGCTACTCCTGCTGCGAGTTAATAGATGACCCAATACACAAGCGGTACTACAGCGTTTAACTTAGACCTCTCCGAGTTAGTCGAAGAGGCTTTTGAGCGTTGTGGTACGCAGCTTCGTTCTGGGTATGATCTTCGCACTGCCCGTCGCAGTTTAAACTTGCTGACAATCGAATGGGCAAACCGGGGTATTAATCTTTGGACCATCGAGGAACTTCAGATTCCTCTGGTCGCTGGGCAAGTATGTTATCCACTTCCTGTAGATACAATTGATTTACTTGACATGGTGACTCGTACCAATAACGGTACGGCTCAGCAGCAAGATATAAATATCAATCGCATTTCGGAATCGACCTACTCAACGATTCCAAACAAGCTCACACAAGGCAGACCGATTCAGGTATGGATTAACCGTCAGTCGGGGAATATAAACCCCACCACGGCTGTTTTGGCAAGCGCAGTCAGCACGACCAATACAACCATTACAGTCAGTGACGCATCTCAATTAGGATCGTCCGGGTTTATTAACGTGGATGCTGAGACAATTTATTACCAAACCGTAACTGGGAATCAATTGCAGCTTTGCGCTCGTGGTCAAAACGGTACTACCGTGTCAGCGCACACAATTGGTACTCCGATTTACCAGAATTTCCTACCCAATATCAACGTTTACCCCACCCCGAGCAACGGCAGTAGCTATGTGTTTGTTGCATGGAGACTACGCCGGGTGCAAGATGGTGGCACGGGTGTAAACATTCAGGATATCCCATTTCGTTTCATTAACGCTATGGTTGCAGGTTTATCTTATTATCTGTGTTCAAAGTTGCGGGATGCTGATTTAAACCGTGTTCCAGCGCTCAAGATGGAATACGAAATGCAATTTGACCTTGCTGCTTCGGAAGACCGGGAAAAGGCTAGTATCCGTTTCGTTCCTCGTAATTTGTTCTATTCGAGGTAATCATGCCAATTAAGTTTGCTTCTGGTAAACACTCGATTGCCGAATGTGACCGTTGCGGGCAACGTTATTTCCTTAAAGAATTAAAAAAGTTAACCATTAAAACCAAGCAGGTAAGCATTAAGGTTTGCCCGGAATGCTGGGAACCAGATCAACCCCAGTTGCAGATCGGTTTATACCCAGTCAATGACCCACAAGCAGTACGTGAGCCAAGACCGGATGTAAGTTATTATGCTTCTGGTAATAGTGGTTTATTGATTTCGGCTACAAACAACAATTCCGTTGCTAGTGGCGGATACCCCGAAGGCGGTAGTCGGGTGTTTCAATGGGGCTGGTTTCCCGTGGGTGGGGCTAGAGCCAACGATTTTCCACTCACACCCAACAGTTTATATAGCCAAGGGTTTGTAAATTCTGTCACAATAGCTACATCGTAGGAGCGTTTAAACATGGACAAAAAAGAAGTTAAAAGCATTGCCGACAAAGAGGCTGCAAAAGAAGTGCATAAGCATGAGAAGCATATGCACAAAGGCGTTAAAGAAACCAAATTGGCTAAGGGCGGTGTCACCGGCAAAGCCATGAAAGCAATGGGTCGCAACATGGCTCGTGCAATAAACCAGAGAAGCGCTGGAAGGGGTCGATAATGGCTAAGCAAATTAAGCTAACCAAAAAAGACAGCCCTGCTGTTAAGGTTGGTCGCAACCGGGACAACAAGCCTGCTGATGCTTATGCTAAGAATGGTACAAGCGTCGCCAATGGTATGGATGGCGTTCTTTACAAAACAGATCCAAACACCATGAGAGCTGATGAGTCAACTCCGGGTGGTATGCCAGCTCGTCGGGTAAGCGTTGGCAATATTACTGCCGATGCAAAGACCGATGGCATCACAATGCGTGGTTATGGCGCAGCTACCAAAGGTATTAAATCCAGAGGACCGATGGCGTGAATTACGTCCAACTATGGCAAGCGATTCAGGACTACAGTGAAAACACTGAGTCCCTGTTCGTTTCTAATATTCCGGTATTTGTTCAGCAGGCTGAAGAACGCATCTATAACACGGTGCAGTTTGCTTCGCTTCGCAAGAACGTAACGGGCGTATTGACAGCAGGCAATCAATATCTATCGCTGCCATTAGACTGGCTTTCAACCTACTCCGTTGCCGTCGTAGATGGATCGGGTAATTACACATATTTGTTGAACAAAGATGTTAACTTTATCCGGGAAGCTTATCCTACAGCAACAAGCAGTGGTCTGCCAAAGTATTACGCTATTTTTGGTCCTCAGTACACGTTGCCAAATGAGCTATCTGTATTACTGGGTCCAACCCCAGACCAAAACTACAACGTAGAGCTGCATTATTTCTTCTACCCGGCTTCAATTGTTCAGGGAATGATAAGCACACTCGGAACAATTACCGGTGGCTCCGGGTATACCAACGGGGTTTATTCTGAGATTTCTTTGACCGGTGGTTCTGGTTCTGGGGCAACCGCAACCATAATGGTATCTGGCACATCGATAACGTCAGTCACCCTGAATAATGGGGGTAATTTTTATGTGGCAGGAGATGTTCTTAGCGTTAGCCCTAGTTCTATTGGCGCTGGCACTGGATCGGGATTCTCGATCCCAATTGCGACCATTAACAATTCTACTGGTCAATCTTGGCTTGGCGACAATTTTGACCCTGTACTGTTTTATGGTGCTATGCGAGAAGCCATGCTGTTTATGAAGGGCGAACAGGACTTGGTCAAATACTACGAAGACAAATATAACGAAGCTCTGTTGCTTGCGAAACGTCTGGGCGATGGTCTGGATCGTGGCGATGCTTACAGGGATGGTCAAACCAAATTAATTGTTGATAAATAATGGCTCTTGTTCAAGGTCAATGCGCCTGTTTCAAACAGAATCTGTTGAGTGGCTTGGAGAACTTTGCCGCCGGAACGCCGTACACCTACAAAATAGCCCTATACAATGGCTTAGCAACTTTAAACGCCCAGACAACGGCATACACCAATGCGAACGAAGTAGTTGGCACAGGATACACGGCAGGTGGTCAGGTTTTGACAATATCGCAAGTCCCAACCACGATAAGCACAGATAGTAGTGGCACATCATTTATTTCGTTTAACAATGTAACTTGGTCGCCCGCAGCGTTTACAGCACGAGGCGCACTAATTTACAATGCAACCACTGGCGCAGCGGTATTGGTTTTGGATTTTGGTTCTGATAAAACGGCATCAAATAGCTTCACCGTTCAATTCCCCCCTGCGACCGCAACCTCTGCTGTCACCGGGTTTAATTAAGGAGTAACAATGAGTAGCGAATTATCAAAAATCGGTGACATGGTTGAGGCAACCGTGACCCGTAATGCAGGACGGTCAGAATGGATGGGCATGATTGGTTATTACGAAGCCAAGTGCTATGACGCACAGGGAAACCTGAAATGGTCTGACACTATCGAAAACCTGACCACAAACGTTGGTCGCCAGAACATGCTGAACTCGTATTTTGGCAACACCGGCGGTGGCGCAATTGTTATGGGTTTGATGGGTACAGGCTCTCCAGCTTACACTGACACGCAAGCTTCGCACTCTGGCTGGCTTGAAGTAGGAGGCACAAATGCTCCAACGTATTCTGGCACTCGCAAAACTCCCGCCTTTAGTTCTGCTACGTCTGCTAATCCTTCTGTGCTTACTACTAGCGCTGCTGTTGTGTTCTCGATGACAAGCTCCGGAACGGTTGCTGGCGCATTCATTAACGTCGGCGGTTCGGCTACGATTGATAACACAACGGGTGTTTTGTTCTCTGCCGGGGACTTTACCGCAGGATCAAAGACTGTAACGTCAGGCGACACAATTAACGTAACATGGACGTTGTCTGCTTCGGGCTAAGGAGTAGTTCATGGGTATCGTAGTCTATGACCGAGTACAAGAAACGACGACCACTA